TTGGATGCTGCACGCTTTTGCGCCTTGTACTGGATGACTTTCGTCATGTTGCCAGTACGAGCCGCCTCTTCGCGCAGCCGTTCAAGGGTTGAGTCCACCGAACCAGATACTCGGCCAGTTCCCTGGACGATGCGCTCCGGTGCGGGTGCTGCCTTACGGTTGGTCACTTTCAATTCTTTCTCCAGTTTCGCTACCGCAAAGGCAAACTTCACGGGGTCGTTGATCTTTGCGAGGTCTGCAGCCTTTCGCGGGTTCTTTCCGAGTGCGTAGATGACCAGTGCGGGATTGTCAGCTCCTTGCAAGATCACGCCTTGCTGGGTGACGTTGAAGACCTCCTGGGCAATCGCCTCGGCATCCTCGTAGTCACGGACTTTCAGCTCGGCTTTCGCCTTGCCGTAGCCCTCCAGTTTGGCCTGCCAGGCTTGCTGCTGCGCTTGCTCGGCCTGGCGCACCTTCTCGGTCTCCAGATCGTGCTGGCGCTTGCGTTCATGCCAGGCATCCAGTGCTTGCTCGAACCTGTCAGCGTCGTAGTCGAACTCCTCCAGCTTTGGCTTTGCTCCCAGCGCGACCGGCTTGATCTCAGTCTGCGTGGTCTGGAGCCTTGCTTCCAGTTCTCGAATTCGGCGCTCTTTCTCGCGGTTGGACTTACGCAGCTCACGCACCCATTCAGGCGCACGCTGCTCCTCTTCGGCGGGGGGCGCTTCCTCGCCAATGGAGACGACCACCTCGTCAGACTCCTCCTCGTGCGTCTCTGCCTCGCCTTCGGTCAGTTGGTCGCCGGTGGATACATTCTCACCAGCTTCAATCTCAACTTCCTGCGGCTCGTCTTCAAGCACAACGGTTTCGTCCACTTGGCTCTCGTCTACAACTACTGCCCTTTTGTTCATCAGTTGACCCCATCAAACTCACCCATTGACACGGCTGGGTGGTTGCCGTTTTCACACATTTTCATGCATTTGTCGTCATCTGACAACAGGCTGAACCTGCTGACCCATGACTGCCTGCTGTTCGGCCTCCAGGGCCGTCAGTGCCATGTTCTGCTCCTGCACGCCGGTCTTGGCCAGCGTTTCGGCCGTCCTGGCCCGAGACAGGCCAGCGTCTGCCACCGTCTTGACGGTATCGGCACGCGCCTTGGCTGCCTTGGCAATCGCCTCCTCGGCCGCGGCCTGCAGGAATATCTTGTTCGGGTCTTCGGGCTGGCCTTGCAGCTCGACCATCATCTCTTCGGCCTCCTGGTCGGTGGGCTTGACCACGCCCATGCGCACGAGCTGCTTGCGGAAGAAGTCGCGCACCTCGCTGATGCCCTCGCCTTCCATGTTCATCATGGCCATCGCTTGCAGCACCTGCTTGGTCTGCGGGTCGTCGGTGATGGCCATCATGCCGGTCAGTGCTCGGACGGTCGCCGCGCGTTTGCTGGTGCTGGACGGTCCGACTTCGACGTTCACATCGAACTTGGCACGGCTGAGGTCGTTCTCCATGACCACCTCGCCAGTCTCGCTGACCATTGGTTTCATCAGCTCGACCATGCCGATCTCTTCGTTCGGGCCGATGGTCTTCATCTTACGGCCTTCCTCGACGTAGATGTCGCGCGCCATCGAGAGCCAGATCTCGCCGCAGCGCTGCATACCCTTGGCAAAGTTGCTCATGTAGATGAAGGTCTGCATGTCCAGACGGGTCTGGATCATCTCGATGGCCTTGCCGGAGATGTTCGAGACCATCTTGTCAGCCTGCTGCGAGCTGCCCAGTATGTCCTGCATGTCCTGCTCGGTGATCTGCATCAGAGCAGCCATCGCAGGCGGGATTTGTGGGCTGCGGGTGTAGGCCACTGGGCCACTGACCTGTTGGCTGCCATCCGGGCCGGTGATCGGGTTGATCAGCAGGTACGGGTAATTACGGATGTTGTCATCTGCCCACATGACCTGGTGGCCGGTCACCTGCTCAGGCGTAAGGATCGGTTTCTCGACGCTGGACAGCGCGCTGATCTCGCCCAGCTTGGAGAGCTGCATGTTCTTCAGGCGCTGGGCATCCTTGGCCAGGCGCACCTGGCCCATGCAGCGCTCGACGTTGTCGACGAACCAGCGCTTGCCGTAGACCGGCACGATGGGGATCTCTTTGCCTGCGATGTAGCCAGCATCTTCCAGGATGCGGCCGCCAGACATGATGTACTTGTGGACCTTGCGGGACTTGATCTTGCGCTGGCGCACCTCGACGCTGCCGATGGCCGCCAAGGTCTCTTCGAGCGCCGGGTCAGCATTGAAGTCGGACTGGCGGTAGCGCTCCTCGGTGCCATCGATGGCGCGGAAGATGCGGATGGTCTCGTTGACATCCTCGACCTTGTAGTACTCGGCCACATAGACCACGTCAGGCGTACACCAATCGAACTCGTACTGGTGGATCTCCTTGGGCCAGTCGGTCGGGTCGTCGCCCCACTCCTCCTTGTAGCTGGCGCGGGTCATCGAGGTGACCACGAAGGCAAAGCGCGCATCGGACTTGTCCTGGCGCTTGGCGTTCAGGTCAAAGAACACCGAGCTGTCGGCATCGAAGATCGGCTCGATCACGATGCGCTGGCGCTCGTTCTCCTCGTCCTCGTCGTCCTCGTAGACGTTGCGCAGCCGCCAGGCACCAAAGCCGCCACCGACTGCCTCCTCAAAGGCATTGTCGTAGGCCTCGTCGGCCACGCTGTCTTTCTCGTCGGCACGGTACAGGCCATCGCAGGTCTCGGCCAGCTTGTCATCCTGACCAGGCTTTGGCGTGTAGTCGACCGTGATGCGGTTGTTGCGGTACTCGTTAATGATGCGGATCACCGACAGGTGGATCTTGTTGACCTCGAACCTGGGCTTGTTCTCGTAGATGTCCCACAGTGGGCCTTCCCACTGGCTGCCGGCCAGGCTGTAGAAGCGCCGGTCTTGGAGGCACTGCAGGCGCTCGTCGCGCAGAGCAGTCTGGATGTCGTTGAACTGCGCCAACGCATCACTGTGCAGATTGTTGAGATATTGCTCTTTGGACATGCGTGCCATATTCGGCTCCTATTTGCAAGTATTTTCTACCATTTGCTTGTCACCGGCAATGGTTTGAAGTTGACTGGTCTGGAAACCACCGCGGCACGCCTGACACCTTCGCAGGCGTATCGAAGCGCATCGATGACGTGGTTTTGCTTGTCCTGCAGCACCGGCAGCACCTTGCCGGTCAGCGGATCTGTCTTGTAGCTGTAGAACGTCAGCTCATCGATGGTGTGCGTGCAACGTGGATGCACCACGATGTCGTAGGACTTCAGCCACTCGACGCCCTCGACCACCGAGTCCTTGCCCTTGACGGCTGGCATGATCTTCGGGAAGCCGAACTTGCGCATGTGGCTGATGGTCTCCGGCCTGGAGCTGTCGGCCACCATTGGCCACTTCTCAGCCTCCGGCACGGTCATGAACAGCTCTGGCGTGTTCATGATCTCGCAGCCAACCATGTAAGCCTCGTGATCGATGTACAGCGTGCGGCCGACGATGTGGCAGCGCACCAGGACGGTCGGATCAGTGGCAAAGCCCCAGTCAGCGCCCAGCCTGTGGATGGCGTCCTTCGGCGCCTCGAACTCTTCGACGCGCCAGTTGCGGAAGACGCGCGATGTGCTGTTTTGCAGGTAGCTGCCACGCCAGACGTGAGCGTACTTGTCCGGGTCGCGTGCCTTGTCGTACTCCATCTCGGAGCGCAGCACGTCCGGGAACCATGGGTTATCGTCGAAGTTGACCTCCAGCACCACCGAGTCCGGTGGTGGCTTGTCGCCGCGCAGGAGCTGGTCGACCGGGTCGCTGGCCTGGCTCGGGTTCCAGGTGAACCACAGCTCAGAGCCTGGCTTGCGGATGGTCGGCCGCAGCAGGTCCAGGCTGCGCTGGGACAGGCTCTGCGCCTCCTCCACCCAGGCACGGTCGTAGCCCTCCAGCGACTTGATCGAGTCGGCCGTATGGTTCTGCATGCCCTGGAAGATGATCAGACCGTCGCCCTTCTTGGACTTGATCACGGCCTCCTGGACCTCGAAGTAGGCACCAGCGTTCATGGACTCGATCTTCAGCTCCAGCAGGCGCTTGACCGACTGCGCCAGGGACTTCTGGACCTCACGCACGCAGACCGACCGGCTGGTCTGGTCCATGATGTGCGCCTCGATCAGCATCTCGGCAAAGGTGTGCGACTTGCCGGAGCCTCGGCCGCCGTGCGCGCCCTTATAACGTGCAGGCTCGAGCAGCGGCAGCGCCCATTGTGGGGTCTCGATGCGCAGGGTCGTCACTTGCCAATCACCACGCGCTCGATCTTGCGGTACTCAATGGGCGCTCCATCGACGCCGCTGTGCTCATGGTGTTGCACTTCCTTCCAGCGCATCTGGGTCTTGGACCACCAGATGGCAGCGGCCGTGTCGCCTGCCATGACCTTCTGGAATAGGGTTTTCCCTACCTGTCCGTTGGCCTTGGCCTTGCCCGAGATCAGCTCCTGGGCGAAGTGCTTGCGCAGGGTGTCGGTGTCGATGCCGTCGCGCACCAGGACTGCGATCTGCTCAATGGGCAGGCCGTAGCCTGACAAGGCTTCGACCTGTTTGCGCTCGGCATCAGTGGGCTGGAATGCCGGTCGCCCAGCACCTTCGCGCGCTCCTCCGCTGTTCGGCCTTGGGCCGCCTTGCTTTTTTATGACCGATTTTTCAGCAGCGTCAGGCTGCTTGGGGTTCTGCTTTTTCGTCGCCATTTTTAACCTCCGCGAAAGGTTTTCCAGTTTCTGCGTGTGTTGCCTGCTTGCCGGTGAACTCTTGCCAGCGCTTGACGATGACGTCAACAAACTTCGGATCGAGTTCCATCAGTCGCGCTTGCCGGTTTGCTTTCTGTGCAGCGATCAGCGTGCTGCCACTTCCACCAAATAAATCGAGCACGATGTCACCTGGGTGGCTGCTCCATTCGATCATGCGTTCTACCAGCGCCACCGGCTTCATAGTCGGATGCAGGTCGCTCTTGGTCGGCCGGTTGTGCCTGATGATCGTTCCGCTGGCCTTGTTGCGAATCTCGTTGATCATCTCAATGAGCTGCTCTTTCTTCATTGACTTCAGGTCAACGTCATCGTCGATCACTGTTGTCAGCGTGAAGTTGCCGCAGAAGTAATGGCCAGAGCCTTCCTTCCACCCGTAGAGGATTGGCTCGTGCTGCCAGTTGAAGTCTTGACGTGAAAGCGTGGCGCTCTGCTTCACCCAAATCAGCACCTGTGACAGTTTCAGTCCAGCATCGACCATGCAGTCTGTGAATGCTGCGCGCTCTGACTCGCCGTGTGCGACATAGATCACAGCTCCTGTTCTCATGACTGCGTAGTAGCTGGCGTAGACGCTGCGCAGGAAGTCTCTGAATTCGCCAGACCCCATGTCATCGTTCATGATCTTGCCGGCCTTGCCTTCGACTGCCACGTTGTAGGGTGGATCAGTCCAGACCAGATCAGCCATCTTGCCGTCCATGAGCTTCTCGACCTGCTGCAGATTCGTGCTGTCTCCGCACATCAGGCGATGTTTTCCGAGCACCCAGATGTCGCCTGGCACGCTGATTGGCGTCTCAGCAATCTCTGGCACATCGTCTGGGTCGCCCTGGTATTCGATCTGTTCTGCGTCTTCGACTTTGGTCAGACCATCGATCTCGTCCTGGTTGAATCCGGTCAGGCTGACGTCAAAGCCCATGCCATCTAGTTCTGCTAACTCCAGCGCCAACAACTCGTTGTCCCAGCCAGCGTTGAGCGCCAGCTTGTTGTCTGCAATGACGTAGGCGCGCTTCTGGGCCTCGCTCCAGCCTGCCGCGACCATGACCGGCAATGATGCCAGCCCCAGCTTGCGCGCGGCCATCACGCGACCATGACCGGCAATGATGCCGCCGTCCTCGTCCACCAGGATGGCCGAGGTGAAACCCCACTCCTTGATGCTGGCAGCCAGTTGTGCGATCTGGTCCTCGGAGTGCGTGCGCGAGTTCTTGGCGTAGGGCACCAGCTTTTCGATGGGCCACTGATCGACCTTGTCGGCTGGATTTACTTTGTGGGACTTCGTGGTCATGCTGCATTCTCCTCTTTTTCCAGCCGGT